AGCTTGTTGCCAGTGCTTGAAATCTTGATGTTAAGCAAACGCCATTTCTCATACTTACGCAGGTCGCTGGCAATCCTCTTCTTTGTGATTGTGGGCAGTGCTGCTGGCAGGACAAATGGCAATACTAGGGTCGTGCTTGCAATGTTGATATTTGGCTGCACCACAACATCGCCAACATCGGTATCACGCTGGATAAATATAGAAGTATCGTTTGAGAATGAGTTATCAAAGATAACCTCGAAATGGCTGCCGTACTTGGCCGAGAAAGGATCGCCAAAGTTGAAGTCCTTGGTTCGCACATAGGACTGATACTCAGTCCCAGCATCCTTGTAGTCCTCAAATGTAGTGCCAGCGGGAGTCTTATATCCAGAGTACTTCTCAATGACTCCGTTGATCTTTTTGAATACTGCCCTTGATCCCTCGTTGTTGTAATTGGTCAGGGTGAACTGCATAACCTGTGGACTCCAAGTACCCTCAAACGCATTCAAGGCTGTATTGTAAACAATCAGCGTATCGTTGTAATCGTTTGAGCCAGTCGGTACGGCCAAGAAGTATCTGTTGTCGTAGAAGATTGCCGTGGCAAGTCGAATGGACTCCGTGTTAATGTTCTGGATGACATCCTTGACAACCTCGGAAAGAGGTATTCCTACTGATGTAAAATCGTCAGCAACCGAGCGAACAAGCGACCTAATACCGTTGTCCGACAAAAATAGAATATCGCTGCTTACCTGAACCGCACTTCCAGCCGCAACGCATCCAGTATTGTTTGAGATAAGTGAAACAATCCAATCCGTTGCAGATGTTGCATCTGGAGGAATGTCAAGCTGGAATACCCTTCGCTTCTTGAATACTATAATCCGATTCTTATAGTAAGGAACAATTGCCGTTATCTCATCGCCATCGTCTCCGTTGACAACGATGCTATTAGCCGAACTCCATACGTTAGGATCTAAAATATCCGAAGCATATAACGTATTCCTATGCTCTCCAGAACCTACTCCAATCAATCTATTTTCAGCATTGATTAAAAGCCTTAAATCTTGTGGTGGCGGGCTAACAGTTGCGGTTGCGGTTGCCCCAATTCCATCGCCAATAATTGTGACATTAGGTGCGCCAGAGTAACCAGATCCTCCGTCTGAAACGGTCACGGTTATAGTTCCACCAGCTACCTGTGTAATTAGGGTTGGACTTGTACCGCCCCAATCTGGCCCAGTTACAAAAGCTGTAGCTGTTGTGTATCCAACGCCACTGCTGGTAACAGTAATGGCTCGCAGCTTACCGCCTTGTCTTGTTACTCTTGTTCCATCCCAGAAATGCAGGTCGCCATCAGCATCTGCCATATACATCTTGTCGTTAAACTGAGCAAAGCTAACTTCCACATCGGCATCAACGCTGTATCCGTTAGACCATACTTGAGCATACGATCCAAATGTACTTGCAGTATTAGCCCAGGTTGTATCGGCTGGATGTATGGTTGCGCTTCCGCTTGAGTCAATACTATAAAATCTGCCTTGCGTTACTGTAAGCAATTGCTGGTAGTTGTATGTCTCGAAGTATCGCATTCCACCAACTGATGTTGATGTGCTGGTTGCTCCAGTTGCAAAGCTTGTAGTACCTACGCGAGTCTCAAGATTACCCTTTGGAGAAAGGGTCATATTGTACATTTCTTGTACTTGGTTTTCTGCTAGTAGGTCAGATTGCAGTCCGCTTGCTTGACCGCCCGTAAAGCTACGGATTCCGTCAAACGCCAAAAGATCGTCAAGGTTATCCGAGTAGTAAGGCATAATGCCTCCTTTAAGCCGAGAACATTTCTTCTATGGTTAGATCGCCCAAACTTTGCGGAGTGATCTGCTTCACGCCACCAACCTGGCTCAACTCGTAGTTAGCCATAGCAGCAAGGTCAGAATTTGCACCCTGCGTAATTGCCTGCGCCTTGGCATACTGCCGTTCGCGTTCCAGTGCGTCAGCGTGAGTCAAGGCAAGAACCAGGTGATGAACGTGAGGCAAGCGAAGCTCGTCACCAAGAGCGTCTGTAGACGGAGGAAAGTCAACGATGTAGTTCGTTCTGGTAAGGCATTTCAGTTTCTCCACAACACGCAATGGAATCGTGCCAGATGTGGCAAGCCTTGGGTAGAGGTTAAGCTGCGCAATGCCACTGCTATTACGGCCTGTAAAATGGTATGTATCTGGATCGCCAGTACGGTCATCGGAAAGTAAGCCTGGGTCTTGGCTGATGATTGTAGCAAGGTCAATCGGGTCAACCTCGGCATCGTTATAGGCCACAGAGAGAGGAGTTTCGACATTGGTACCAAGCGTGATCTGCCTATTTGTTCCAACTGAATAGGTGGAGTTGGTTACAGTCTCACGCCAAGGCGCAAAGTCCCACACTCGGCGGTAAGCCAAGCTTGCAGCCTTCTGCAAGAAGGTAAGCGTATCAGCATCGGTTTTACCGATCTTCTCGCCAGCGTACTGAGCGATCTCGGTTAGGGTCATTTATCCTTCGCTAGGTTCGCCAGCAGGAAGAGGTGTATTGCCTTCGGCAAGCCATTTTTTAAGCTCTGGATATTCTTCAGTGCAAGATAGGCGAGACACTCCATCGTCATCAATTCTTGCATATATTTGAGGTGATTCTGAATTTATTTTTTGTATAATTTTATACATCATAACTCGGCACTCCAGGCTAAGTATCCAGTTGCATTTGCTGAATATCCTTCATTTGCTTGTCCAGCAGTAAGAACTGCTGTATTTGTGAATTGTACTTGCGATATAAGATCTGTTGAATAGGCAAATGTTGGAACAGCCGAGCAGGCGGCTGAAGTTGCTAAATATGCAATCCCATAATGATTGGCAGTTCCAGATTGCTCTAATGCTGTTGGTCGAATTCTCATGGGAACAGGAAAATTCAATGTAACTGAGGATAATGTTGTAGATAAGTTTCTGCCAATTCCGTATCTATTGTTTAATGTTGGCTGTAGTTTCAAATAATACCTCTGACACAACGCCAACTCCGTTCCAATCGGCCTACGCTCAAAGTCAGTTGCGGTTGAGCCTGCTTCGAGTTGGACTCCTGTGATGTAGACTGAATCATCAGCACCAGCAGTTCCAGTTGGATTCCATGTAATTATAATCCCTATTTCGGTTGCGTTTGCTGAAGCTGTACCAGTCAATGTATAGCGTGTCCAAGTTGAAGTAATTGCTTGGTTTACACTAGCTACAGATGTAGAACCAGTATACGCGTAAACTCTTTGGTCGGTTCCAGTGCCAGAATAAATAATGACGTTAAGTAATCCTCCCGAATAATTTGCCCCTGTTTTAGCGTAAAACGAAAGAGTTACTGGACTTCCAGCAAAATCATAAGTATTTGTGGATTCATTAGAGTACATAAGCGATAAGGAATTTGTTGCTGTATCGCCAGCAGTACGTTGTAATTTGAGAGAGTATTCAAAACCAGATAGGCCGCTTATATCTCTAGAAACAGTTGCACCAGAGGCATCTGAATTGCGGTTAACCCCCCATCTATCCGCAGTATAAAAATTAGTTGTTGTGGGGTTTGAGATTGTTGTTCCACGCTGCCAGATCCGCATATCGCCATTGATAATGCGGTTGCGGAAGCCCACTGGATTGGTAACGCTAGTTGCTGATGTCGTTCTTCCTTTTGCGTCAACCGTGATAACTGGAATTAGGCTTGTTGTTCCATAGGTTGCTGCCGTTGCACCAGTTGTCGAAAGAGTTGCAGTTCCTTGGCTAATTGTAAAATCGCCAGCAAGAGTTGTGGACAAATTCCCAATAGTTCCAGTAGTGCTGTTAAGCGTTGCAATTGTGCCTTGAGTAAGTATTGCAGATCCTTGACTAATCGTAGCCGTACTCGCCGTCAGCGTCTGAACCGTTCCGTTGGTTATATTGGCCGCTGTGGAAGTAGTCGTTCCAGTTGTAAGGCTTGAAATCGTCCCGCCTGTTCCAACAATCGTTCCAGTTACGTTGCCATTCAATGGGCCAACAAAGCTTCCAGCCGTGAGCGTTCCAGTAAAGCTTGAGTTTGTATAAATACCATTATTCAAAGCATCGTTGAACATGCTTCCAACCGTAACCCTGCGAGGCGCGGATGTTGGGGTTAGGTCTGCGTCAGCAATCAATAGCTGGTCAGAGCTACCAACGCTGGCTATTGCTGGCTGGGTTGTAATGATACCAGCATAAATCTCAGTCTCATCAATAAGATTGTGGAGACCAGCAGCAGTTACTGTTCCGTTGGTTGAGAAGGTTACTTGACGATTTAGAATTGTTGCCATATTAAGCTGTAAGCCTCAGTGCGGTTGCGAAGATTGTTCCTGCGGGAATTGTCCCAGCGGTTGAGCCTTTTCCGATTATGTTGTATTCGACAACATCCGTTGCTATAGGAAAGAAGTTTGTTGCAATCAAAGCACCAGTGCCAGTGGTTGATCCAAGGCTATTGATTGAAGCAATCACAATGTCGCCAAGCTGACAAGGCAACCCAAATGTACCAATTGTGGTATCGTTAGCAGCGTGTGTCTGAACCGTACCTCCAGAGAAAGCAAATGTGCCATAGGAAACATTTGTTATTTTTGGTCCAGCCAAACCACCAATCCCTAGCGTGCCAACCGTGGCAAGTCCGCTATTGTTAATCGTCGTTGACGCAATCGTGCCTAGCGTTGCAGTTCCAGTTGAGGCGGTAATGTTTGTTCCGAATGTTGCAGGACCAGATGCAAGCAGAGTCCCAATCGTGGCCGTACCAGTAGATGCTGTAATGCTTGTCCCAAAAGTAACAGCACCAGTAAATGTTGATGCTCCAGCAACAGACAAAGATCCAGTGCTATTTACGCCAGTTGTAGA